ACGCCCAGTTATGCTTCGGGGATTTCTTAAATACCTTGTTCTTAGCGTCCCATTCCCTCTGATAATTCTCCAAACAGTAGATCCCCTTCTCGCAATTCTTCTCATCAAATCTACAAAGTGAAAGGATCGTCCTAACCGCATCAATAGCATCCCCTTTTATCCGTACCCTATTCACTACATCAATAGGCCGTAACCCCATTTCCTCCGCTAAAATCCACCTCTCCTTACCACTCGTCAATTCCCGCTGACTCCCGTCATGCGGCCAATGGTGGCGAGCATAGTTGAAAGGTAATTTACTCAACTCCTTCGCCCACCAATCAATACCTTTACCGGCCTCTTCCATATATTTTATCACATTATAATTAGACCCGTCCCACTGCACAAACCATACGGCCATCTCATCACTTATTCCCAAATCCCAGAACGTCGCAACAGGTAAACGAGAGTTATGAGGCACGGAACATATTCGCCCACCCTCTCTCAACAAGGCCATCTCCTTCGAGAAATACATACCAGTCAACGCTGCCTTAAAATCGCACTCCATCTCCTGATTGTATTCATCATCAGTCATTTCCAATTTTAAAGCTATCAACTCGCTTTTTGAAATAATATTTGTATCTGATGCCTTAAAAATAGCAGCGTACCATGTCGCCGAGTGCGACAGTGCAAACTTGTATTTATTATAAAATTCATTGGTTCCTTTGGGGGTTCCAATAAAGATGGCCCACCCGTGTCTGTCCGTCAAACACTGCCGCACAACCTGCGACCATATCGCCGGATTCATCTCCCCAGGCTCATCGAGAATCACCCCATCCATATACATACCTCGGATCGAATCGGGATTCTCCGCTCCCAACAACCATACAGTTATAGCATCCCTAGTATTAGGACGATTAATAGTTACCCTCAGTTTACCCTCGTGTGCTTTATATCCGGGAACTCCTTCGCAATAATTCTTCAGATATTCCCACGCAATCTTCTCTGCCTGCCCGTATGTTGGAGCAATATAAGCGTAATGTGGATTCTTCAATTCATTATGCAAGGCCTGATCAATAAGCTCATTGATACAGCACACCGTTTTACCAAAACGACGATGTGCTACAATAACATTGAAACGCTTGAATGCGTTATGCAGTATCGTCTGATGTTTCCGAGGCACATACCCCGTCGCCACCGTCTTCGATTCTTTCACAGGTTACCTCTACGTCCGGCCTAGTCCGCCGAATACCAGTATCTACCACCGTAAACGTCAAAGGGTTCTCCCTATCTCCGGTTATCTTCGTTCTTGACGAATACTCCTCTGGATTCCCCCTTTCCGCTAGCCATTTGTAATTCTCAATAACAGATTTGACCGCCCCCAGTTCCTCTTTACCAATATTAGTACGGTTCAAATAAACCTCATCAGTTACATCAATAATTCGGTCATGGAACGTATGGGCCCTATCCTTCCTAGCTTGCTTCAAATTCTCCGCAAAATCGGGATACATCACGCACCACCGGTGCATCAAAGATACCGTAGGCATCCCCTCCAACATGGAAATCTTATTAATCGACATCCCCTCCCTAACAAGGGTATAGAGCGCCTGAGATAACGCAACAGAGTAGGGCACCTTGCAGCGTAGTGATACAGGTAAGGCCTCGTGAACGAGTTCTCCTGTCAATAAATTTACTGTAACAAGTTTACCGGAATCCTTATCGAGAACCGTATAGGTTCCATTCTTGACATCTTCCAACTTCTTTCCTCTTTTCGAGAGACTTGGTAGAAACTGTATCTTAACAGGGAAAACCTAGAAGTCAATTCAGAATTTCTCCTTTCCACTAAATAGTTGTGATCCTTTCTTTCTCCTCTCTTTGTAAAACCTTTGACTCCCTTCCTTAAACTCAGGATGGTTAAGATGATCCAACCTCTCCTCATTTGAAGCGAAAATTCTTTCCCCTTGAACCAAGCGATACTCCGCCTTCTTTAGATATACCCGAACAGTTTTAGGAGTGATACCAAGCACACGGGAAACAATCGCTTGGTTATTCTCGAGCTCCTCCATAGCATAAACAACATGAGCAATGCAGACCTCATCAAGAGTTTTCACAAGTAAACCTCCTTATTTACATGTTTGCGACCTAGCGGGGCTTCGCCTCTTCCAACAGGTAAGGCCTGTTTTAACAAAGTGAAGTCTCCGTTCTATTATACGGAGAGTTAAAGGGATATCAAGAATAATCTGTTGACAAAAGTAGAATACCGTGAAGTCCCAATGAGAGAAAGGGTTTAATGGTTTGCAAGTTTATTCTGATTAACGGGACGGTTTAGGTGGTGTCAGTTTGGCTCTATGGTTTACGACGCGGGACAGTTTGTTTTGGTGGGTTTGGGTGGAGCGTTAGAGGGGGTTTGGGGAGGGTTAGAGAGGGTTAGAGAGGGTGTAGGTGTGGGTATGGATGTGGATGTGGAGTTATGGGAGGGAGAGGGACGTTCAGGGAGTTATGATGGGATGCGTTAGGTTATTTCGTAAAATACTGAAGTTGAAGGGTGGGGTCGGAATAACTCAAACAACCCTACCCTCTTTGGGGGTACCCCCATACTATTTAGTATTTAGTATATAGTAGGGCAGATCTTAGGCCTGGCAGAACCATCGCCATGTCATCACCACGCTATCAGAATAGCCCATACAAGCACGCCTAACCCTATACCTTACCTCGCATATACCCTAGCATACTGAACGCCCTATTGAACGTCCTATTGAGCGCCCTACTGATCACCCTACTGAACGCCCTACTGAACGCCCTATTGAGCGTCGCAACCGTGAAAAAATTACACCCTCGAAAAAAACCTCTTGACACTCCGCAACACATTGAAATCACGCCAAACTATGAAAAATTTACACACCACGCAAAAAATATCTTGACATTTTGCGAGTACTCGACTACACTTGTCAGGTATCGCACAGGCTCACGGACACCAGAGCTGCCACAACCGCCTATACTATAGGCAAAGGAAATTATCATGAAAGTACTATTGACCGCTCTTTTACTGTCCTTCTCTTTTACTGTCCTAGCAATCCCTACTTTTACCTGCGCCCCAGCTACTGCGGGTATGGCAAAACTTGTTGCCGCTGACCAAGCTACTGCTGATAAGCTTGTCATACTGAAATGGAAAACGTGCTCGTCCCCAACAATGCAACGCTGGGTTAAAGCTAAGAAAGCGTCACTGGTAGTAGTAAATGCCAATGCCTTCAGTGCTGCCCAAGTGGCTGCACAAGATGACAAAAAACTCGCACGAGTACAGTAACAGTGTAACCGCCTTGCCCATGGAGGGGCATTTAACAGGAGCTAACAAAATGACCCCACAAGCAAGAAAATGGCTGGATGAGAATAGAAGTCTCACTTTTTTTGATATTAACAATACCCCCTTTGAGACGATGACTGCCACACAAGTCTTTGACACGATAATGAGGTATCCCAACGGCCCCAACGGATCCCGCTATCGCGAAGAGCCTTTTTTTTACATATCCTATAGTGATAGGCTTTTGGTAGAGAAGACCTTTTATAATTTGCAAGATCTTATCGACATCTTTGGCATTGACTTAGAATAGGCGCCATGGCTTTGCCACAACCATTGCCCATGGAGGGGCATTTAACAGGAGTATATATGTCACTATCCCCCATACGCCAAAGATATCTCGACGTTTATCCTATCAAGTTTACCCGCACCATACGGCCACCGTTCTGGTTCTGGATCGGCCTAGACGACCTCCCTGACACTATAAGCGATGCTGACCTCAAGGCCAAGGCCCTTAAGGACTATGAGGAAGACAAAGACGATCTTGAGGATGTACGACGAGAGCTTATCGAGGACATCTACATCAAGGCATATCCATACACTGCAGATCACGATGAAGGCACGCCATGGTATACTATGGAGATAAAAAAGCTCACTCTCGACATGAGTGAGGATGAAGTTATCGCAAGGGCCTTGAGCGACTATGAAGCGGCCAAAAGCGAAATAAAAAGGCTGAATGACTATTACCAAAAGAGGAGAGAAGAAGTAGAAGAAGAAGAAGAGTAACAACCATTGCCCATGGAGGGGCATTTAACAGGAGTATATATGTCACTATCCCCCATACGCCAACGATACCTCGCTGCCTATCCTATCAAGTTTACCCCGACCATACGGCCCCCGTTCTGGTTCTGGCTTGGAATAGACACTCTCCCCGACACT